ACCTCATCGATTGCACAAGCATCTAAATAAATTCCACGAATACTGTCAAAATTTTCTGATGACAATAATGTTATCCTAGCGCCATTAACTAAATCACAACGTAATTCACTTTCATTCCATTTCGTGCCTGGAATATTCTTGGTATAGAATTTTAAGTAATCCCATGCGATTGATTTAGCCTGTTTATATGTTGGTGCTATATATGCATATCTAGGATTGTGATTTGTATTAGTTAAGGCTGCACGAATTAAATGGTTCAGAACCATGACGGTCTTACCAAATCTTCTGTGACAGCAAAGTACAGCGTATCTATGCTTGTCTAATTCTTGATGTATGTAAGCCTGGTGCTTACGAGGTGTGTACGGAATTTGTATTTTCATATCTTTTTACGCTTTCCAAATAAAGTTCTCCAAAACCATGATCGGCAAATAGAGATAGCTGTAAATATAACTGCTATATGAAAACTTTCTAAAACCGTTGGATGTAAATCAAAGAATGGAAATATATAAAGTTGTATAAATGTCGATAATATTAAACCACTTCCAACATCAATAATGGTTTCAAATAAATTTCTCATTAATGAATAGTAGGTGCATCTTCGCCAATGCTTAAAGGCATACTAATAGACCTGAATACAAACTCATTAAATTCTTGCAAATCCTCTTCTTCTTCAAATCCTGAAAATGTTATAATCAATTCATTACGGTATGCGGTAAAGCTGATGGCGGTCACATTCTTGTATTTGTCTTTAATAAATTTACTCATTTTCTGCTGCTAAAATTGATAATCCTAATTCTTTTACAATCTCTGGAACTATTGAGTTTCCGAGACTTTTAATTCTATTGGCTCGATCTTTGTCCATTGTTGAGGATACCCCATTAGGAACTCCACAAAGGTTGGATTGAGTTTGCCACCAGGTTTGATGCTTATCTTGTTCACTACATCGTTCAGCTTTGCTCCGAACTTCGTTCCAGTTCCTCTTCTTGTTACTGTCCAGCCTCGACTGTTCTGTTTCACTAATTCTGGAGGCATCACTACATCCATCGAGTTTGATGCCGATGGTGTTGGATAAAGAGTTGTTAATTGTTCCTCCAGAGAACTGAATGGAACTGTCTTTCGACCTATGCTCTTTCGAAAAGCTATTCTCCGATCCATTGCTTCCTTGCTGCGTTTTGGAATTTGCGTTGCTGTCGGAGTAACCAATAATCCAGATCCTTTTTCTTTGATGCCACGCACCGATGCCTGAAGCTGGAATAATAACACATTGGACTTGGAAACTCTCGGCTTCCAAATCTTTTTGAATTTGTTGCAAGACCTTACCTTCTTGGATGTTAACAAGACCGTCAACATTTTCTCCAATAAACCATCTTGGTTTTGTTTCGGCAACAACTCTAATAGTTTCATCCCAGAGGTAACGGTCATCATCTGTTCCTCGTTGCTTTCCAGCAACGGAGAATGGTTGACATGGAAATCCTCCAGTAACGATGTCTGCTTTAATGGTTGATCCTTTGATGTCTCGGATGTCGTCATAAATTTTAATATTGTTCCAATGCTTCTTTAATACTTTTTGACAGAAGGCATCCTTCTCACAGAAGGCGATGGTTTCAAAACCTTGTGTCTGTTCTAGTCCGTAAGAGAAGCCACCTATTCCTGAGAATAGATCTAAGAGTTTAAGCTTGTTCATGTGTCTGTCTGTTTGTTTTAATTACCGATGAATTATGTATAGACCTCTGCGCCAATTTCTGGGGGTATGGTCTCTTGCAAAAAACATCTAATAGTTGCCGTAAACCTGAAACGTATTTGTGTTAAGCGTTGCTCTATCTGCAGAAACAAGCACTTAATTAAATAAATGTGCTGGTATGTGTGCCAATCTCTATAGATCTACACATATTGTCTGCACATTAGAATCATTCGAACCTCATGTCGTGTGCGAAGTCTATGTTTGTGTGTTAGCTACCGACATCTGACACTGTCTTAATATCATTCTCGAATGTCTTATCAGCATCTGGATTGTTCCATGTTATCTCGATCTTGCTATCTACCTCGATCTGTTGCTTGTCTCCGTAGATTGCTACAAGCTTCGAAGCCATCCATCTGTAATGGATTAGCCGCTCACGCGTCACGGAAATGTTTTTTGCATCTGCGTTATCGAGTTCAGTTATCATCTTATCTAAGTATGTCTGAGCTGCTATCTTACGAGCAGTCATTATCTTAGCCGCAAAGTCCTTATCAGTTCTGATCCAGTCATAAACTTTAGATAAGCTTGGACAACCTTTAGTTTGGCAAATGGAAGTTAAAGGTGTTCCATTCATAAGCATTCGCTCTATGTCATCACTTACTTGTAATGTAAGTTCTAATTTCTTCGTCATTCAGTTTTTTAAATTGTGGTAAATTCTTATAAGCTTTGATCTTGCCTTCTATTGTTATTTGTCCGTTGCTCCAGCCACCGTGCATACGACAACGGATGCTTCCGTTATTCATCTTAATACCTGATGCTTTGCAAGGTAGTTTATTCTGTTTATTTATAGTTTGACATTGCAATCTATATTTATGTCTCGCTGCCATAATCGGTTTTGGAATGTAAAGATATTAATTTATATATACTTAAATCCGTACTGGAACGGTTTTACTAGCTACGTAGTTATTATTATACTGGTCAAAGATAGATAATCAATACTAGGATTATAACTTTGTTTAGTATGTTTATTATTTTTATAAAAAGATTTGGAGATTAACCCAATAGATATAAAATTCTGTTAAGATTGCAATACTTTTTATTATTATTCTTAATTTTATCGCACAACCTACTTAGGACATTTGTATATCTAGCTTTGATTTGATGACGTGTAAATCCAAACTCTTTGCCAACTTGTGTCCATTTATATCTGTTAGCTTTCATCCAAACTATCTGTCTATCAAGAATAGGATCTTCTGATATGTCATGTTCAATAGCAGTCAAACAATCTATCGCAAACTCCCAACGTGTAACTTGTCTCGGTGTTGCTCTTAGTTTAAGTAATTTCTTTTCATAGTAAGCCCAGTCGCCTTGCATATAAGTAGCCTCAAGCAAATCATACATATTACTAGCTCTAGGAGGCTTTGGACCACTCAAGAACCTTTCAGTCCTAGCTGCCTCATCAATTAGACTAATGATGTTGCTAAGAGCATATACGGAAGCTTTAAGTTGTGTCTCAGCTGTCATACTCTCCATTCCTATAAGTGTAAATATTCTGTTTAACTTTATTAAAACCTTTGTTTGAGAAATCCTTTTTAAATCTTATGTTCTCCAGGAAATGTTTGTATCTAGGCATATCAAAGTAAGTAAAGTTTTTATGTGTGATCAACGGTTTGTAATCAATATTCATTAAAGACAATCTTTGTAAGCTGTCTCTTATCTTGTCCATTGGAACTTCAAAGTTATCAGCACAATCAACCATTCTAACAAACGGAGTTAATCTTTTAAGATCATAGTTTTTACATAGATAAGAATATAATCTAAAATCAAACGCTGACATATCCAGGTCAAATATTGATGGATCACTAATATAGAATTGACGCATAAGCCTTCCTTGTAATTGCTATTGGATCTTCTTTTAATTTTTTAATAAATAATTCTTGGTTTGTGCAAGAAGGATAATGTTCAACTTGTTTGTATTCTAAATACTCAAGCCATTGATCAGGATCTAATCGTTTAGGATCGGATGAGTAACCACCAGGATAATTAGGAGAAATCTTTTTGACATCAACAAACTTTAAAACATCTTCTTCTAATTTATACCAAATAATAAAAGCTGGTATGCCAGACATATCTGCTAATTTTTTAGTTACCTTGTGAGGTTTGTTCCATCCTTGATTATTATTAAATACTGTCTCAGCAAGAAACAACGGAGTTAGGCAAGAGTTACAAATAGAAACTTTATCGCAATCTGACATCGCAATTAAATTATGTTGTTGTCTGTGCCAATTTGAATAGCCAGAGAATTTAACATCTTTAAAATATACTTGCTTTACCATAGCCAAAAAGTGTTGAGTTAAGCCATTAATACACTCAGATAGATAGTCAAATGTTATTTATACAACTAACAGTTTATACAACTTATAGGATGGATAGAGCTTGACAAAAAAATTATACGTGCAGAACTTACGTATATATTTTCCGAATCTTTCTGATAGTTCTGTCTATGAAAGAAAATCATGAAATTAAATCAGGAAGCAAGAAATCAAAACTTAATATCAAAAACAAAAAAGATGTGGAGTGAAATTGATATTGATATAACTCCAACCATAGGTCGAAAAATGCTTCAAGTATTTGCAAGAGATCAACTTATCAATCTTAAACAATCCGAAGAGTGTTCACAGTTAGGTTATTTTTCTAAAGATTTAAACAAGTGGAAAGTTTTAAATTTAATTATAATGCGTTCAGCAAAAGGTGAAGTATTTTATAAAAGTCAGGCTCTTAAAATAATAAAAATAAGTTCCAGGTCTTTTGATAAAATTATTAAAGATGCTGTTGATGGAGGATTTTTTCTTTATGCAGATCCAATGAGTTTAGTTGAACCAGACAAAAAAATAAAAAACCTTAGACCATCAGAGAAATTACTTATTGAATACACTAGATATAATATTCTTAGAAGTAAAAGAGCATTAAAGAATTTTAAAAGAAATGGTATTAAATAAAAAACAATTATTACCGCATCAAAGAATGGAGATGCTGACACCTATTAAGGTAGAACGAGAATTTGGTGTGCCATTAGAAACCTTATCAAACATGAGACAAATAACTTTAGATACTGGATCACAAAGAGGTCCTATGTTTTTTAAAGACGTAAACATTATATTTTACAGAAGAGAATGGATCATCGATTACATTGATAGCAAAGTAATAAACTTCGCAACGGAAACTCAGGAACATCAGGAAGTTAAACAATTTAAGAAAACTTCATAACTTCATAGAACTAAGAGAACTTCGTATATAATAACTTATTTCATAGGAATAACTAGTTTCTATGATTATAAAAAATAAAGTTTCTGATCCTTTAGAGGATTTAAGATTAGATAGTTTTACAAAACTTAATAAGCTTCTTAAAATAAACCACCACTCACCATCAGCAGCTCAATTACCT